AAGAAAGATCTAAATATATCTGTTGTTGCAAACCATGAAAACAAAACTAAATTCATCATTAAGTCATCATGGTTCGGTGCTATAGCCATAAAAGATTTACCTTTTGAAACAAAAGTACTCATTTCAATTATTGTTTGATTGTCTACGATTTTAAGTTTTCCTTGTTCAATAAAGTCTTTTATCGTAGAACATCCAATACGTTTTACTCTTCGAGTCATAGTTGCACCAACTCCAGCAGCTTTAACTGATGACTCAACAAACATATTTTCATACTCTAAGTCATAATATAAACCATTACAAACTACAGCACCTTGGTCATTCGATTCTACTATTACATAAGCATCATTATAAGATCTTGCATATCTAAAAATAATATCTGGAAAAATTAATGGTGCAATATTATTATCTCTAAATACACAGACTTGTTCAAAAGGATTAGTTGTTGTATCGATTATATTAAATGTACTATAATCTTGTCCTCTTCCTTTTGCAACATCTACTGTCATTATATAATCATGTCCTTCAATAGGGTTTTTATAAATGTAAGTGTTCTCTTTTACTTCGATTGGTTCTTTTGCTTTTTGTGCTAATAAATGATTTGCACTTATAAGTGTATTACCTCTACCATGGAAGGTATTACCAAACTCTTGTTCAAACTGTAATTCAGATGTATTTGCTACAGTTTCATTTTTCCACTTTTCATCTCTACCTGGTACGTCCCACCAATCTATTCGGAAAGGCTTAAATTCATTTGTACTTTGTGAAGCACCTTCCCATAGCTTATGATATACATTACCTATTCCATTTGCAGTAGAACATATTATAATCTGGGTATCTTTACCTGCAGAAACCACCGGATAGGTAGATGTATAAAATCTTGCATCATCATCAATAAATGCAAACTCATCTAAGAATAATAGATTAATAGATAAACCCCTTATAGAACTTCCGGACGTTGCCGCTGCTATAATCTTACTATTATTACTAAACTCTATACTACCTTTATTTAAAGCTTTAGTTCCTGGCTGTAAAAAGAACGGTAAATTTTCTAATGCTAAGGTTATCCTGGCTAACATTTCTCTCGCAACAGCCCCTTTGTTAGCCAGGATAGCTATGGTTTTCTCTGGATGAAATACTGCGTACCAGAGAAGATAAACCACAGACGAAATCGATTTTCCACTTTGTCGACAAGCTAATACTATACTAAATCTATTCTTATTAAAATGCCTAAACATTTTTTCTTGATAAGGATATAATTCAAATGGAACTAAACCTTCATCAAGTGAAATAATCTTTACATATTTCTTTGCAAAGTATACAGGATTTTTCATACATTTTCTGTATTCCTGTATTTCTTCTTTTGTAAATTCTGTTTCTACACCATCTCTTTTAACAGATGGATTTCCTAGATAACCAAATTCATTGTTCTTAATCTTCTGCATCAATTATATCTTTGTCATGGTCTAATAGCATTCTTTGTAGTTCTGTTGTACTTCCAACAAACAAATTATTATTTGTAATAGCTTTTGCTTTTTTTTCTTCTTCATCTTCTTTAGCTAATTTCTTTTTAGAATCTTGTAAAGCCATAAGTTTTTCAGTAGTATCTGCAACATCTTTTATTGCTCTAGATAATACTTCGAATGCGCGTGGGTGCTCGCTCTCGCGGGCGAGTTCCGCGAGCGTATCTAAACTCCCTACACCTGTGTTAATTAAATCTCTATAAGTTCGTCTAGAAAATTCATAATCATCTTTTATGTCTTTCTTATCTTTTCTTTCTTGTGCGTCAGCACTGACTGGTAAGTTTTTTTCTAGTGACTTTTGTAATTTTTCTTTTTTGTCCATAATATATTCACCTTAAGTAACATTAATTGTTCCACCCATTGCACTATGGTTTGCACAATAATAATAAAGCGTCGATGGTGTACTTGAATTAACCACTATTTGTATTGAGGTAGAAGTTGGATTAGAAACCCCTGTGGTATAAGCACTACCTCCACCATGTGTTCCATTTGCTGTGATTGAAAAGTTAACTGGATGTGCTGCTGGATAAGTAAGTATGTAAGTATTTCCTTGTGAAAATTGTAACGTTGGTTGCTGTTGGTCAAATATAAAATATTTATTTCCAGCACCGTAAACTGATTGAACTGAAACTGCATATGTAAACGTATTACCAGCTGATGTTGGGTTTTGTGTTGTATCTCTTGTAGTTGTAACTGTAAAGCTGCTTGGTGTATCACTTGCCCCAACAGAGAAATTAAGACCTTGATAAAATTCTGCTGGTGTTTGTTTTTCGAAATCTAGGTTAATTGATCTAATCATCTTTTGATCGGCTGTTGGACCATAGAATTTCATCTTCATTGTAAAGTCTAATGTGTAAGTTAATACTCTTCTTTCTGTAAAATCACCTTCATAATTATCATCTATACTTACCCCTGTTAACACGACTGGAACATCTTGTTTATGTGTAAAACTATCTACTGGAGTAATTGTGACAGTATATTCTGGCTGAAAGTAAGGTAATATTTGTTCTACGATTTGCAATCCATCATCTTGGTTTTTAGTTAATATATTTAATTGCATACCAATATTGTAAGATGTATAATGTGATATTGTCTTCTTTTTAGTTACATCACTCGCATGGTCTTCAACAATCTTATTCATCTTATTACCTTTTATATTAGTATCTAATTCTAAAGATGTCATTTCAAAAGCCATACGAGGAAGCTTAATACCCATTGGTGCATCAAAACCTGTCTCTTGGTCTAAACGTGCTAAGAATTTTTGTTTTGGGCCGTATGCTAAAGGAACTCTTATTTGATTTAAAACTGTACCATCTGTCTTTTTTCTTATTACAGATATATCATTAAACAGCGTACCAAATACGGCCACTGATTTTCGCATTGTTGCGTGATAAAAGTGAGTTCCAAACATTAGTAAGTATCTGACGGATCACCGAATGGGTTTGATTCTGTAAAGTCTATAAAGCTATCTGCTTCTAACTCAATCGCCACATTCTCCGCCGCTCCATCTGTAGTAAAGGTTTGTGTATTATCTGAAACATCATATACTTTAGTAATTGTACCAGTATAACTATTTGTTCCCCCTGTAAGTACTGCTGTACTAGAAACAATAAAGTCTTTTGCAACACCTGCTGACCCTGTCACTCCTATATTAGATATTCCATACGTACCAGCAATATCTGAAGATTTTGTTCTTTGTTGTACTTCACCACTAACTGTTATACCTGTTGAAACTATCTGTGAAACTGTTTCACCAACTTCAAAATGATTACCACCTGAAACTGTTACATCTAAGAAAACTTGATATGCACTTTGGCCAGTCTTTTGATCTATTATATCTATACCAGTATCAAAGTCTTCGTCTGCATATTCGAATAATGAACATTGCATTCTATAAACTGGTAAATTAGATAATTGATAAAATGGGGAATCATCTTCAACAAAATTAATTTCAAAGAAAGAGTTTGTCATTGGAAGGAAAATAACATCTCCTTCTTGTGGTCTAGGATCTACTACGTTACTAGAAAATTTACCAACTAATCTTTCCCACACTCTTCTTGATATAACAAAGGTTGCTTCATCTCTTATTTCTAATCCGAACTTAGACATGAGATCACCAGCACCTTCGAACCCATCTATGTTTTCTAAATAAGCTTCCATTAAATATGCATCATCAAACTTAGATGCAGGATCTTCACCAAGAATATTATCTCTGCTTACAAGAGTACGTGGAACATAATAAATGTCCTGTCCATATATTTGTAAACTCTCAACAATTAAATCTTCATAAAGACTTTGTTCTGATTTAACTGCCTGAGAAAAGAAAACGTTTCTAGGCATGGTTTATCCTGTATAAAAATCGACTGGCTGTTCCCAATTTAATCGAGCTTCTTCTTCCAATCTTGTAATTTCTTCATTTGCATCATCAAAAAGCTGTCTTCCGTTAAATGTAACTCCACCAGGCATTTGCATCCCCTCGAATTTTAATAGGTTTGTTCCCCATTGCCTTTTTATTAATGCTGTTGCGTATTTTTTTAAGAAGTAGTCATTGTATACATCAGTATATGTATTTGGATCGATTATACGATAGCATTCAACTACAATATAATCATCTACTTCTAATTCATCGTTCCAATTCATAAAAATATCTAATTGGTTTTTATGTCTATCAAAGTTAATTGGTTTATCGTCCGAATCAACTACTGCATCAAGCATATCTAAGTATTGCATACTCATAACATACTCTGCTAAACTACCCATAAATCCCATACTATATAAATCGTTTAAATGAATTTGGTATCTTATATCAAACATATCGCTAGTTGAAACAGAATCTCTTATTGGTAATACACGTACGACCTGTGTAATAAGACTATTAATAGGTATATAACCGTTTTCCATATCGCCTTTAACTATTCCACCTGAGGATGAAATAACTCCGGTTGCTCCAGATGATTCACCTGTTACAGTTTCACTAGCTTGAAAAGGAGTGTTTGAATCTACTAAGACATTATATCTAAGCGTAGAAGTAGTTGGTACTTTTTTAACTATTGCTTTTGCACCTGATGTTCCACCAGTTATTGTTTCGCCTTCTACAAATGTTCCTGTTGTTACTGCTTGAAATATAAGTTCGCTGTTTGTAACCTTATGTTTTAAAAACATTTTTTCAATACCATCTGCATGGTAATGTTGATAGAATTGTAGAGCTTCGTCTATTCTATCATCTACTTGGTCATCATCAACATTTATTTCGATCACAGGTGCACCTAATGATCTTAAGCAAAAGTCGATTAATGTTGTTTTACTATTTGGTGCTGCCATACTTTAGTTCCTTTAAGTGTATTTATATCTTTTTAATACCTAACTTTTCTTTTTTTACACTAATTTAGCAATCAGTAGATTATATATTTCATCTTCAGATAATTCATCTTCATTAATAACTGTGTGAATAGAATCATCAATTTGAGGTACAAACCAATCATATCTATTTTTATCTAATTGACGGTCTTCAAACTCATAATCCTGTAAAAAGTCCAATTTATGTCCGAATACAGGGTCTGAAGTTACAGTATCTAAAGCACACTTTTTATAATTATCCCAAGTTTGGGTAAATATAATGGTTTCTACATCTTTTGTATTTAATATAGCTTTGTAAGCACTTGTTGATTCTCCAGGGCTTTGTGTTTTAAAATCAAAAATATTATCTAAACACCAACTTGCACCAACTAATACTAAAAATTTATAATCTGCGTTGGTTAAAAAGTCTAAAAAAGATTCATTAAAAACTAAATCTTTTGCTACAAGAGTTTCAGGATGTTCGCCTGTTGGTCTGTTAAATTCATCTGGCTCATTAAATGGCTGACACGCTGTATGCACAAAACATATATCACCATCTGTGCCAATACTCCAATTAATCGGTCTATTATACTCATCAGTATCAGTGTACACAGTTCTATCAAGAGTATATTGTTCTCTAATTCTTTTAACAATTTTATGCTTACAAGAAAATCTTAGACCATTAATACTTAAAATTTTCATTTTGTTTTTTTTCCTTTATTATTTTTATGAACTTGCAAAGTGAAATCTATAGGTTGTTCCCCAATTAAACGTTAAATTACTAATTGAGTGCCACCTATAATGATCATCGTCTATGCATGGACCAGAAACAAAAGTGTAGTTACCAGTACCGATGGAGCTTGGCAAACCAGATATTGGGCTACCACTAAAATCACCTATCCAAAGAAGATTATTACTAGTGTCTGTTATTGCCATACGAGAAGATGTTGAATCCATTTCATTAAAAAGAGTCCGAGGGTGGTTATAGGAGTAATGGGGAGACCACATATCTTCATACATCGTGTTTATGCTTATACTATTGGGAGTATGTGAACCACTATTTGTTCCAGTAGAAGTACCATACATACCAATATAATGAATGTTTCGATGTTGATACCCTCCATGAACAGTAAAAGTATTCGTACCCGGTATAAAAGCTGCAGCTCCCCAGGATGTGATATAGGCTAAAGTAGCTGTTATCTTATGAGTACCTAGGGCTGGTGGTGTGTAACTTGAAGCTCCATACCATTCAGCAATATTCATAGATACACCAGAGCCTTTTCCAATTAATGCTCTAATATCTGCGTCGTTTATAGTACAAGCTGTACCACTCACGCTACTACCTCCTGCTTCAACATGAAGGTCATTAAGTGATATTACTCCTGAACTTTGTAATGCCATTTATCTCCAACGCGGACCTTCTAGCCAATTGACTAGGGATTTACGCTCTCCTTTTGTAA